TTAATCACGTTTTCATCGTTAAGGTCTACGTTGAAGACGGTTTGAGTTCTCTTGAGCGGTTCATCAATTATTTCCCAAACACTCGACTACCGAACGGTTTGCTAGTGCACGACATGCTTCTTCAAATCTTCTACACACTGGAGATCCAGTGGGAAGGAGGTGCGAAGAAGGGTGGTGGCTACTGGCAACGATGGTTTGTCGAGTTCAATTTGGAACAAGTTTGGGGCCAATTGATGGGTTCGATTTCTTCCTTCCCGTTCCTTTGTATCTTAAACGCAACCCTTTGTAGGCTTGCGTTGGAACTGTCGGATGGCGAGAAACGAACTCTTAAGGACGCTCCGCTCATGATTAATGGCGACGACTGTTTATTCCGTATCAACAAGTATGGGAAAAGGATCTGGGAGAATCTGGGGGCCTTTATGGGTCTCCAGCCTTCCGTGGGGAAGGTTTACTATTCTCGAGAGTATATGAACATAAACTCTACATCCTTTTTCATAGATGAGGATCATCCCATAGCAGTGCGTCACAGAGATAATCCCGCTCTTCGGTTCAACAGAACGGGTAAGTTTCGTATTGTCCCTTATGTAAATCTGGGACTTCTCAATGGTCTGACTCGTTCAGCCACATTGTCAGTCACCTCGAAGGTGGAGAAGGAACGTCATGAGACTTCCATTGGTGCGAAAGCCCATGATCTCCTCGAGGGTCATCCTGAAGACAGGCAGTTGCGAATCTTTAAGAAGTTCCTTAATCACAATTGGGACAAGTTGACGAGCGTACGCGTACCGTGGTTTATGCCAGAATGGATCGGTGGCCTGGGGCTCCCCTGGGTGGGCCGTAAGTACGGAGACCTTTCCGTTTCCGATATCGATGATCTTACGAGGGAGGAGGACTATGAATATGGTCCAACCCTCCTAGATCGTAAGAAAGCTGTCGATATCTTATTGAACTGGAAACGAAAAAGTCCGGTTTCTTTACCTGCAAATTCTATCTGGAGAGTTCATCAATTCGCGATGGAGCGACTTCCTCGTCGTCCCGAAAAGCGAACTTTGAGCTCGTTACAGTCAAAAGAACGTTCCTCTTATGACCGACTGTATGGTCTTCTGTGTTCCGAAGCCATATTTGTAGAGGATCCAGACAAGATTATTTCAAGTAGAACCTCAAACGATCCTGGCATACAGTGTCTTCGTAAGAATGAGCGTATCTGGACGAACGCCAAGCCTCTTGGCTCGGCCTGTAGTCTGGATAAACTCAGACCTTTGAAGCACTTTGATTACTTGCCCGTTGTG